TTTGTGCTGTGCTCTGGCATCCTGGCACTTAGGGTGATGGGGTCAATCGCCTCATGCTTGGCCTTCATGTCCCTGAGGGTCTGATAGACCTTTGCTAAATGAGGGTCATAAAACTCATCAGCTGTGATGTTGATTTCATCCAGTGCATCCCCGTGACTGAGTAGGATGCTTCCAATAATTGCGGCCTCAGCGTTCATTAGTCCTCCACCTTGAATTTGTGCTTTGTCCTTGGTTGTGCTTTGTCCTTGGACCAGTCTGCCGCCTGCCTAATCCAATTACGGTAAGCGGCTTCCCAATCCTTTTTCATTGCGTTTCTGGTGGCGGCTTGCCAGTAGTCCACAAACTTATGAGTTTCCAACTTTAGGTCTATGTAGGGAAAGTGCTCTGCCATGACAGCCAGCGTGTCCTCACTTGGCTTCCAATCTTTGGGGAGGCGGGTAGCGCCAGCGCCCCCTCTAGTATTCTTAATACTTTTATTCTTAGTAATAGTATTCTTAGGGTGCGGATTATCCGTCAACGGTTTTTCCGTCAACGGTTTTTCCGTCAACGGTTTTCCCACCCACGGTGGATTGGTTGTCCAGACAGCCTCAGAGAACTTTCCGCTCTCCCTAGACTGCTCTCTTTTTAGGTAGCCAAATTCCTCTAGCTCAGCCACAGCGGCTTTCAGTGCATCACGGCCCTCCAGGTTTTCCTCAATGAGGCTGTTGATGCTGACTGACCACCCTGGGCTGTGACTCATTAGCAGAGTCAGTAGGCCCCTGGCTTTTAGTGTTAGGCGATTGTCTCTAACCCAGGTGTTTGGGACCTGAGTGAACTGACCATCAAAATTATGTTTTCCTCTAATTAGCGGCATGTCTTGTCCTTATGGTTTGTCCTGTGGTATCTTATTAGTGGTAGTATTTTCACCAATACGCCTTAGAATCAGAAACTTGTCCTTTCGGTTCATAGTCCCCCTGGGTTTAGGCCTGGGGGGACTTCTCTTTTGCCGTAGGCATCATCCAGGTAATACCAGACCCCCTCAAAGGCATCAAATACTGGTGTGGTCAGGGGGTCCTGTCCAGCCCTCAATTTCCAGCCATACTTTTGTGCGGCCTTAGATGCCGCCTCAGAGGCCTCAAACATCCCGTTGGACTGACTACACACAACAACTATGTTGCTGGCGTTAGAGAGCATCCTAGAGCCTCCTATGCCCCTATTGCGCCTGTGCTGTGGAACTAGGGTGTCATCATCAATGCCACAATGAAAGCAATGCCTGTCCCTAGCCAGAAACTTAGCAAACTCTTTTTTAGTCACAGTCCTCAGCCTCAAGACAAATGCAAGCCTGTAGCTCACCCTGACAGATTGAGCAGTCCTGCTCTGTGCGTGAGTGCTCCATCTCTGCAAGCATCCAGAGCGCCTCAAAGACTTTGCGCTCCCTGCGGGTCTCTACCCATTCCCTGAACCACCTAATCATCTGGTGGACCTCCATTCCATTTCCACCAGCTTGCCTGCGGCCATTACGGCCATGAGCGACTCACTTAGGTGCTTGATTTTTGACTTGATTCTGTTTAGCTCTACCTTGGCCAGGTCAGCCTCAAAGCGAGCATCAGCGCTCTTTAGCTTTGCTATTGCCTGGCGGTCCACTACAGTGCCCTGAGCCTTTAGTAGCTCAGAATGTTCTACTTTGTCTGCGGCGGCTTCCAGCTCTAAATACTTGGTCTCTGCCTGAGCAAGGAGCTCAATGCCTCGCTCACTCTGTTGGCGAATCCTCTCCAGTTCCTTGATTATCTGCCCTGGGGTCTCCATTTATTGCCTTTCTTAGGAGAGAGCCCAAACGCCTTAGTTCTAGGTATTCAGCCAAGCCTTCGTCCTGGCGGCCCTGTTCATAAAGCATTTGGACCAGCTCCCTCTTTTCCACTATTGCGGCTGTGAGGATTTTTCTACTCTGAAAGTCCATCAGCCAGTGCGGTTATAGATGCCAGGATGTCTTTGTGCACATTACTCTGGCGGGCTTCATTGTAAATGCGGCGTAGGTCATCTACATCCTTGGCCTTGGCGGCCTCAGCTACAAAGTCACGCATTTCAACTTGTCTGTTCCTAACTTCCTCCTGGCTGGCTATGCCTTTCTTGGTGTCAACGGCGAGCGCCGCAACCATGGCACGGCCCCAGGCCGCTGTCTCAGCGTTCTGAACCTCTGAGTCCTTAGTGAACCTAGTTGGACCAGGCACAGGCTCCCAGGCGGTTCCAATTCCTGGCTGAGCATCATCAGGTGAGCGGTAAGCGGCGGCGGTGTAAACCACCCAGTCCTTACCACCAAAGGAAATGAACTGTAGGTCAACCTGGGTCAGTGAGCCCTGCGGAAACTTTTCCCTGAACTCAATAATCCTGGTGGCTACATCAATGTAGTCCAGTGGTCCTTTGTAATCAGCCATGGTCTGCCAGCCTTACATCTACATCATCTGTCAAAGATAGCCAAAGGTCTATACCAGCTACCAGGATAGCTACCTGGTCCACTTTAAAATAGTCCTGGCGAACACCCTGAACCTCACCCACTATGTAAGTGTTCTCAGGCTCACGCCTAATTGTGAGGTCCACAATGTCACCAATCTTTAGGTCCTGCGGGTTCATCATTGTCCTTTCTTAGTTACTAGAAACGGCGAGCCAGTCCCTCTGGCCTGCCTGCTAAACAGGTGCTGGCCGTCAACCAGACCACGCTTAGCAAGTCCCATCTTATCAAGCACCTGACTCTTTAGTTTCAGCGCCTCAGCTTTTGCCTGAGATTCTTTCTCCAGGGCGGCCAGCGCCTGAGCTCCTAAGTCACCCAGCTCAACCTCATCATCCTGAATCTCAGGGTGAATCTTTCTCACTGTCTCATAGGTGCTTTCTGAGCCATCCCAGTCTGGTGCTGTGTCACTTTCTACAGCGGCCAGGAACTGCTCTACTAGAGCAATGTCAGCCTGTTGCTGAAAGTGGTCAGCCTCAATCTCAAACTCACGGTAGTCAGAGCCACCAATCAGCACAGCCACAATGGCCCGCTGGATTCCTAGGGTGCTCAAATACCACTGAACCTGAGTGGTGTAGTAAAGCGGCACACCATTAGCCCAGTCATCAGGGAACCTAGCTGTCTTGATTTCAATGACTACCAGGTTGCCATGCTCATCAGTAGCAATAGCATCTGGGTTGGCGATTTGGTAAGGCCGCTCTAGGTTCTGCCATGTGCCAACCTCTGGGATGACCTCTAGCTCTGGGTGCTCATCTATTAGCTTGGCCAGGACCACTGCCTCTAGGCGGCGGCCCCATTCCATAGCTGGTGAGTCAGGTGTTTGACTGTCAATCTTGCCTGTGTATTTTGCCCAGGCGGTGTAAGCGGATTCCCATTTGTTCAGGCCAGCGATAGTGCCAACCAGGGAACCGCCCACGCCCTGAGAGCGTAGTGCATGCCACTCAGGGGAGTTACTTTCAAATGTGCCCAAGTGCTGGGCTATCTCAATTTGTTCTAACGGTTCAATGTGTGTCATACTGAGCACCCTATAACACGGAAAGGACATTGTGCAATGTTATACAAAAGAACTGATGAGATTTGGGAAATGGAGTGCGATAAGTGCCACATGAAACTGACAGAGGTAATAGAGGGTGACATGCCCCTAGATGCCCCCACTGCTATGCGTTATGCCTGGGCCTCAGGCTGGGCAATAACCAATGAGCAGAACACCTGTGCGGGGTGCTCCAATGTTTCAGAGTAGGTTGGCCAAGGAAAAATGGGATGAGCTCAATGATGCTATTGATGAGGCCCCTGTAAGGATTCCATGTAGAGAATCAGACCCTGATGCCTGGTTCCCAAGTGAGGAAAATCCAAAGGGTGGCTGGCGCTATCAAGCTCCTAAGAAACTATGTCAGAAATGTCCAGTCCAAAATCTGTGCTTAGAGTTTGCCCTCATCAATGATGAGATAGATGGTTTGTGGGGAGGCATGACCCCTAAGGAAAGAAAACAGCTAAGGCGTAGGCGATAATCCAGGCATAAAAAAAAGACCCCCCAGCCGTAGCCAGGGGGTTTCTTTTTGTCTGTGTTAGTTACTTGGACTTAGTAACAATGGAAGTCAGGATGGACAGAATAGCGGCTCCAGCGGAAACGCTACCCACACCAACCCAGTCAATGTCCAGGACACCAATACTGCCTCCACCCAGGGTGGCAATAGCGGTCTGTGCAAAAGTCTTGATAGCTCGCTCACCAGCGTAGCTCCAGAACTCACGGCTCAGGATAGTCATGTTTTTCCAATCTGTTTTTCTTTACATCTTCATAGGTTGCGCTGGCCGTGTAGGCCGTCACAATGATGGTCAGTAGCGCTATGCCACCAGTCACCAGGTTGTTGCTCACGCCTGTGTCCCAGAAAAAGGTCACAGCCCCAAAGACTATCATGGCCACGCTAAGGCGGTAAGCGCCATAGATTAGCCGCCGCCTAAACTTCCAGTTGTCTGAGCGGGTCTTGGACTCGCCGCCTAGAAAGAAAGCGCCATCAATGAGGGACTTGGCCCAGCGCTTTATAGTGGCCGCTTGCAAGTAGGGCATCTGACTACTTTCTGGGCTTTTTCTTTCCTGGTTTCTTTTTGTCTTTGTATCCCATTTGTCTGCCTGTCAATAAATTTGGCAATGTCATAGACCCTGCCATAAAAGGGTGATTTTTTGGATGTGCCCAAAGTGAGATGGAGATGAGCGCCACGGCTACAACGGCCTGTATTCCCCACTCGCCCAGCTGGGTCACCCATCTTTAGATAGTCACCTGGCTTTAGCCTTACCATGCAAGTAGAGCCGTCAGGATGGTCCACAGGGCCCCTACAATCAATGCCATGCTTGGCACAGCTAAGGTGACAGTAGCCAATGTAGTGCTTGCCTGTAGATGCTTTCTGAATCATCACCCAGCCCAAACAGTTAGACCAGGTAACATCCACACACTCACCATCAGTGACAGCGGGAATCAACTCCTTGGCCCCTGGCGCATAGTCTGTTCCACGGTGTGGTGATGTGCGCCTGGCCATAGTGCCAAACTTGCTGGTGATGGTGTCTTTGGGGAAAGGGTGTTGCCAACTAGCCAAGACGGACTAATCTCCCTGGAGCAACTGTGCTGTTTAGGCTGGCCAATGTCTTGGCGTAGTCAGCACGGCTTACACCAGCTGGCTTGAACCTTTCAGCCACAGTAAGGATGTTTTCCCCATCCTTGACCAAGTAGGTCAGTGGTGATTCCTCTGCTTCCAGCTCAGTTTCTACTGAGGGCTCATCCTCATTGACATGCTCAACTGGGTCATCAATTTCAATGGCCTCAGGCACATAAGCCTTTGAGCGGTGTTTTTTACTTGCCATTTTTTATCTCTATTCTGCGAGTGTCAATCAGGGTATTAGGACCCTAGCGTAGTAGTGATAAACGCTACAACCAAAGCTGTAGCGCTTGCACTTGCCAGAGCGGTTATCCACGCTGTCTGCCAGCGGGCTTTCTCTAGCTCCCTGATTCTTTCCTCATGGTCTTGGACCATCTTGATGGTGGCCTTGATTTCAGCCATGTCCTGAACCAGGGCCCAGAGCAACTGTGACTGAGTGCTTTTCTGGGTTACTGGCTGGTCAGTCATTACTTGACCTCTACGACCTTGACCACTGCGCCTGCGGTATCAGTAATTGCGTAAAGCACATCATCTGGCTTTAGCTCAAATACAGAGTTGTTGGTTTCGCTTAGCAATACCCCACTAGCCGCTGACACATCAGACCCGCCCGCATAAGCGGCGGCCCCTGCTGTGCCTGACTGGAGATAAACATAGCGCTTATAGTCATAGCTTCCTGCTGTTGCGGCAGAGACTACAGTGATGTCTGTTCCTACCGTTACGCCTGTGCTTACTACTGCCATTATCGGACCAGTCCTCTCGTTAGTGCCTCAATCTCAACCTCAGTCAAACCAAGTGCAACTAGCTTTGCCTTTGCGGTTTCAGGTGCATCCCTGCGCTCGATTTCTTCAGCGGTCATAGGGCGAGTCTGCCAGTTCTGAGTCATTACGCCATCTACCTCTGTTGGGAAATCCTCATAGACAATCTCATCTGCGCCTGCGGTTGGACGCTCTGCCTCTGCAACCTGAACCCAGCCATTGGGCAATGGGTCACCCTCTTTGTAGCCTGGGTGTTCTAGTTGCAAGTCTCCAATGTATCTTGGATACTCATTTTCAGGTGTTATATAC